CCAGCAAACCCGAAGCTCTTTCAGACCATCGCCATCTACGCTTCTGCGGATTCTTCTTGGGCTAATAGTCAGGTCATCGGTGAGACTCGCGGCACTCAGTTTATCCACGACGCATCCAACGCCACAGACCCAATAGCAGTAGGCGACACCTAGGTATTACTGGGTGCGAGCTTTGGCTTATGGCGGTGGAAGTGATGATCCCTTCGTTCGCTCAGACCGAAATCCAGATAACGACACGTCGAATATCTTGGCAACCGTCGGCCCGAATAATCCCAACTATTCTGAGATTGTGGACGACATCCCATCTCAGGGAGCGCCTACGGGTCTGACTCTCACAGAGACCACGACACTAGGCAATGACGGTTCTGTTCTACCGGCGGTGCAAGTATCGTGGACGCCTCCCACCTCTGCTGAGTATGTCAGCTATTACGAGGTTGAGTTCAAGCAAACGTCCTCTGGAGAGATTGACTACGGGCAAATCTCAGACGCCTACACAGCGGTCATCAACTATGGCTCCGTTGCTGACGCCACCACCCTCGAGCTTAACTATGGTGGGGTGAACGAGCCAATATCTGGCGCTGGGGCAGACTTTTCTAGCATCAACGTCTTCGGCAACAGCACTGTGATTGCTGGCATGAAGGAGCTAGAAGAGTTCACCTTTAGGGTGAGGGCGGTTACTTTCACCGGCACAACCTCTGGATTCATCAGCCAGACTATAACCCTGCAAGGCGACCAGACGGCTCCCGCTGTCCCAGGGAGCATCGTGGCATACGGCAGAATCCAGCAGATAAAACTGGATTTCGAATTGCCCACAGACTCAGATTTGGCCTATGTCGAAATCTTCGAGAACACGACTGATAACCTGAACACCGCTAGTCTGATTGTCAGAACCAAGTCTGACCAGCACACAGTAACGGGTCTGGGTAACGAGGTCACAAGATACTATTGGCTCAGAAGTGTAGACCGATCTGGCAACACCTCAGCATTCAGTGCGTCATTCAACGCGACCACAGAAAAGATAACCCTAGACGATTTGGCCCAGTCAGTCCTTGACCAGTTCTCGAGAGGTGATGCCTTCGGCATTGAGCCTGTTACTAGCCTGCCAGCTAGTGGCGACCATACGGGTCAGGTGAAACTGCTGCTGCCAGAGAACGAGCTTTATGTCTGGACGGGTACAGCGTGGTCTGATCAGATATTCACAGCCTCTAGCGTAGACCCCGGCTCCATCACTGCGGCTTCGTTTGCGTCGGGCGTTGAGCCTGTCTCCGTTGTAACTAGCTTGCCCTCTCCCACGGGATACACTGGGCCGGTCTTCGTGTTCAACACTGGAGACTCCCCGCCCAAGATTTACCGATACGACTCTTCTGTTCCTGAGTTTACGGCACTAGTCAACACCAACGACCTCACAGGGACATTGCCTGAAAATATCTTCAGTGATGACCTGAGACCAGTAGAGAGGGTGGGGACACTGCCCACAACGGGACTCACAACGGGTCGCGTGGTGATGCTTACCACCGATTCTAAGCTATACCGCTACTCAGGAACGTCGTGGACTACCGCCGATCTCAGCAGTAGACCTTGACGACCAAGTAAACTTGGCGACTCAGGTATTTGGTCAGGTGCAAGCCTCGAGCCTCACGGCGGGGCAAATCTCGACAGCATCCATTCAGGCCGGAGCCGTGGTCGCGGATAAAATCTCCAGCGGGGCGATAACGACTGTCAAATTGGCTACCGACTCCGTGACCGCAAGCAAGATCGCAGCTAACTCTGTGAGCGCATCTGAGGTGGTTGCGGGTAGTTTGACCAGTACAGAGCTGAACACGTCACAGATCTTCGCTGATTCTGCGGTGATCGGCGCGATTCAGAGCGGGTCCATCACTACATCTGCGGTGGTGAGTGCGATTGGCTCGTTTGAGTTCATCCAGACTTCAAACATCGTTGCGGGTGTTATCACCGGCAGTAAGCTAGCCGCCAACAACGTGCTGACAAACAGCGCCCAAATCACTGACGGTATTGTTACCAACGCCAAGATCGGCAACGTCATCGAGTCTAGCAACTACGTCTCAGGGACATCGGGCTGGCGTATAAACAAGAGCGGCGATGCTGAGTTTAACGGCGTAGTTCTTAGCCGGAATCTGATTGTGGCCAGCGGAAGTTACACGCTACCAGATAAGAGCTACACCTTCGGGCATAACCCTAGCATTGAAGTGGTTGAGACTTACTTCATCGAAGGCGTATATCCGGCAGGGTTCACAGCATGGGCTGGTTCTAATGCTACCTTCCTCGTGAACATCGAGATGACCGGCTCATGGTTTACTTGGTCCGGTTATGAAAGCTCGGCAATGCTTGGCCCAGTAGCCACGCTGCTCCCTCTCACGAAGTTTCAAGGAACTCAGGCTTTCACCATCCAAGTGGATATGATGGGGCGACGAGTTGCTGGTTGGGGTTCGCCAAGTGACTTGGTCCTGAATTACAAGATTTACAAGGTGACCTGATGGAACTGGTGGACGGCTACGAAAACGAAAACGGCGTATTTCTGCGGTTTCAGCAGGTAGCCGACGACCTTGTTACAATGGACATCAAACACTATTCGCCAGACCACCCTGAGTTTGCTTGGGCACTGGAACAACTACGAGAACTAGAGGCATAAGATGGCTACTCAATTACAAATGCGGAGAGGGACCCAGTCCGAGCACACGTCATTCACGGGTGCCGAAGGGGAAGTGTCTGTTAACACCACCAACGAGTCTCTACACGTCCACAATGGTTCAGCGGCGGGTGGGTTCGAGCTTGCGCGTGCGGATCTTGATAACGTCTCTGACTCTGACCTAAACGCTGCTCTCACCGGCAACACGATTGGCTCGTTGACCATCACCACTGCTGACATCACCAATTTCTCATTGGGTGGGGTATCGGTCACATCCACGGCTGCTGAGCTAAACATTCTCGACGGTGTTACTGCCACAGCAACGGAAATCAACCTGCTGGATGGCGTTACTGCTACCACTGCTGAATTGAACTACGTTGATGGGGTTACTTCAGCAATTCAGACCCAGATAGACACCAAGGCACCTTTGGCATCGCCTACGTTTACCGGCACAGTGACAGCAGCAGCGTTGACTGTGGACACAGATACCTTGCATGTAGATGCAACGAATAACCGTGTTGGTGTTGGTACTGGTTCGCCAGCGACTAAAGCCCATATTTATGATGCTTCGACTGATGCAGTTTTATATATTGATTCAGCAAATTCTAATGGTTCTCATGCAAGATTTTTAGCAAGTGGTAGTGTTAAACATTTTGTTGGTTCAGGCGGTGGTTTTGGTTTAGGCGATGTTGATGACTTTGCAATTAGGTCTTTTGATAATTTAATTTTTGCAACAAACAACTCATCCACAGAACGCATGCGCCTTGATGCAAGCGGTAATCTCTTGGTGGGGACTACTACGATAAATGGAGTTGGCGGTTCTAGTTCACCTGAAGGTGTCGTTTTAGACGGTAATAACGCTCAACTTACTATAGGAACATCATCAGATGTTTCTGCGACATTTAATCGTCAAACTACCGATGGCAATATCGTGCAGTTCCGTAAAGACGGGTCAATCGTGGGTAGTATTGGTACTGAAGGCGGCGACTTAACTATTGGTAATGCAGACACTGGCTTACAATTTGTTAATACTTCTCAAATTATTAGACCGCAAAACTTAACCACAAATGCAGCTATTGATGCTCAAGTTGACCTTGGACAATCAGCGTATCGCTTCAAAGACCTCTACCTGTCAGGCGGTGCTAGATTAGGCCCAATGTTAGGCAGTCCTCTGTCCTATGTAAATGGAACTTCTTTTACATACAATTCAGATAGAGGTTTTATTACAAGTCATACAACTACCAGTGCCTCAGCAGGAGTTGAAAACGGCTTATTGCTGATTAACAACGATAGCACTGTTGGCAGGATGTCGCCTATTATTAACTTTTCTGCTAGATCGGCAAGTGGCTCTTATAATCATTCCTATGCACAGATGTACGGACTTAAAACTGGAAGTGGTTCTGACAGTAACTGGAACAGTGGCGCATTAGTCTTTGCAACTACATCATCGACAGGGCCATCAGAGCGCATGAGGTTAGACTCATCAGGCCGGTTGATGGTAAATCAAACAGCAGCTTCAGCAGCTGGTGCTGGTGTTAAAATGCAAGTTGCTACTGATCTTTTAACTACAGGCGCTTACGCAGGATACTTCTGGGAAAATAGAAGTGGTATGACAATAACTTCAACAAGTGGCTGGGGTGGTTGGTACTCAACTGGTACTGCAAGTCATTTTTTATTTAGTGATGATGCAAATAGAGCTAGTATTGGTCGCACATCAGGTACATATACTGCTCTTTCAGATGTAAATAAAAAGAAAGATTTTGAAGATTCAACTGTAGGTTTAGCAGCAATTATGCAGCTTCAACCAAAGAAATTTAGAATGCTAGATGACGCAGATGATGCGCCTAAATATCTTGGGTTCGTGGCACAAGACGTTGAGAACGTTATTCCAGAAGCCTATGTTGAAGATACAAGTGTAGATGCAGGAGGAGTAGAAAATACTTTTATTGGGCTAACAGACAGACCGTTTATTGCTGCTTTAGTTAAAGCCATCCAAGAACAACAAGCAACAATTGCTGCGCTAGAGGCGCGTATTACACAACTGGAGAACAACTAATGGCCACATGGACTATTGCAACACTTGAACGAAACACAGACTCAGACCAAGGCGTTATCGTAGCCCACTGGCGGGTCACTGAAGAAGAAACTGTGGGCGAGGAGACATACAGTGCTTCATCCTATGGAACCTGTGGATTTACCCCAGACCCTTCTGCTGAAGGATACATCGCCTACGATGACCTGACTGAAGCTGATGTCATTGGCTGGTGTCAGGATGAGCTAGATCAAGATGCCATTGAGGCTGGTCTTACTGCTAACATTAATGAGCAGAAGAACCCTACAACCGCTGATGGCGTGCCGTGGTGAGCGATAGAGCGGAACAAGCCCTAGAGAAGATCGCCAAGCACGAGCAGGAATGCGCCCAACGGTGGGGTGAGGCTCTGGTGGAACTGCGTGAACTGCGCAAGGCTACTGATGCCCACGCTCTCCGCTGGGAGAAGCTGGCGTGGCTTGTTGTTGCATCTGCTGTGACTGGAGTAGTCACTGTTGTGGTTAGTCATATCCAGTGATAGCGGAAGTCTCAGCCATCATAGCTGGGGTTAACGCTGCAACGTCGGCGATAAAGTCCGTGGCTGAATCCACGAATGACATCCAGAGCATTGCTGGGTTCGTCTCAAGTTTGGGAAGTGCTCAAGTGCAACTGCAACGCGCCCAGAATGAAGGCAAGTTGAACGAGAAAGATGTGATCGCCGCTGCGCTGGCTAAGAAGCAGATAGACGAGACCATGAAGGAGATAAAAGACCTGTTTACCGTATCTGGTAACGGTCATCTCTATTCTGAATGTATGCAGCAGATGGCCGATGCTAGGAAGGCAGAGCAGTTAAGACTGGCGAGAGAGGCGGCTAGAAAGAAGGCATTCTGGAAGCAGGCGAGAGAATACGCCATAGCAGCATTCTTCATCTTGATATTTCTTCCTATAGCACTGGGAGGCTTACTGGCGTACCTGACGCGCAGATGACGCACCTTGCCGTCATGAGTATAGGAATCGTGCTAGCCGTCTGGCTGGCTTACACAATTTGAGGCAACCATGTACCAATACCACTACCAAAGACCCACCCCCCATCTTTTGTTTGATATTGCCAAAGGCAAAATGTACGACAGCGAGGCGGTCAACATTTTTGGGTTCAATCGTGACGTTAACGGATCATTTGAGACGGTCTGGAATGACGGCGATACTTACGTTTACCCAACATCCGCTTTGACTATGACCGCTGTGTCTAGCAGCGCAAGTGACACCATGAGCGTGCTTGTAAGCGGCTTAGACGCGAATTATGACCAGATCAGTGAGACGATAACCCTTACAGGAACGGTCGCTGTAACGCTCTCCACGCAGTTCTACCGCATCAACTCGGCAGTCATTTTGGCTGGGAATAACGCAGGCAATATCACCATTGCCAACGGTGGTGTGACTTATGCCTTCATCGAGGCGGGAACGGGTGCCACACAAGCCTGCCTGTATACGGTGCCTAATGGGTACGACCTATACCTATTCAGGATCACGGCCAACTCAGCAACCGCTACAGGGTCGCAGTACCTAACCATCAGGAACGCTTTGCGAACCAGTACAGGGCGAGAGTTGAAGGTAGCCGAGGCGACGTTTGCCGAAAGCCAAGTGAACTATGACCGGCAAATTCCCTTCAAGATTGCAGAAAAGACAGATTTCCAATTTGAAGCGAAGTCTAGTTCAAGCACCAACCAGATCGCTATTTTCGTTGAGGCGGTGTTGGTCAAACAGCACGAAGGCCAGTAGAATCGAATATCCACAAACTGAGAGAATCAAATGATCACAATTGATGGCGTTGAATACACGGAAGAAGAGCTAAGCGGAGATTCTAAGATCCGCGCTAACAGGATCATGGAGCTACGAGCGGAGGTCGTGAGGTTAATACTGGCCCAGCAAGAAGCCGACCAGAACATTCGGTTTCACGCTCAACAGATCAAAGAAGAAATGGAACCATCCGAGGAAGACGAATAGTTCCACATGGAACATTAGGAAAGGTTAGAGGGAGAGGGCCAAGAAGTCCGCTTGGTGAGCAGCATCACTTTGTGTCGTGTGACACCTAGCTGGTCTGCCATCCACCTCGTGCTCATTCCCTCCCTTTGCCATTCGTAAATCTGCCGCTTGGTTTCCTCGCTGAACGGCGCTATCACCGAAGCCAGAACCTCAGATATGTACCGCTCCCGCAGTTTCTCTTGGCACACAATAGCTTGATAGAACATGTCTACCGGCGCTCCCTGAAGCTCGTATGCCTTTGATGACACTTCTGGCATCGTCTCGTTATCCCCTTTGTGAGTTCCTTGGTCTCAAACAACCCTTTGCAGTTCATACACACTTGCATGTCGCGTGGTACGCCAAACGGAATTTGAGTGATCTGGCCCCCTTCTTCAAGAAATTTCTTGACGGCTTCGTTCATCGTTCCCCCTGAGCTACTGCTAGACCGACCCGAGCAAGCCTGACATTCATCGGGCAGTCATCGGGCAGTTGATTGTTTACGCTTTCCACTATTTCACTGACCCAGTGCGGGACTCCTTCTGGACGCTTCACCGCTTTGCCTTGGTATTCGATCCCGTGGATGTGCTCCAACAAACGAGTAGCCAAGGTTTCATTGTGTGAGGTTACGTTGGTCTTAACCTCTCCCCCTTCCGTCTTGCTGCTAGAAAGCTGGTTGAGCTTTGCCCTTATCTGTTTGGGTGAGGGGAAGTTATCTATCTCCTCAGTCAATTGCCCCAACGCTTCAGTCATCAAGGCCACGCTCTCTCTGGAGAACGCTTGATAATGTACTTTCCCTAATTCCACCCAGTCCCGTTTCTTGAACGGATGCAGAGCAAACCACTGGTCATAAAGTGCTGTGAAGTCGTGTTTATCCATATTTTTCCCCTGATTGGTAGGATATTAAGAGCCGTGAAATATCCTATTTGAGTGCGGCAGTTGATCGCTTTGGCGGTGAATATTGCGGGCCGCAAGCAAGCGACCTGTCTCTCATGCCCCGAGGGGAGGCTGACGCTGCCGCTCGCCTGCCTGAATCACCCGCTCGGCAATGTTACATCAAAAGGGAATGTCTTCCTTCCAGTCCTCTTCTTGTGGAAGCGCAGCCTTGAACGCTGGCTGACCACCGGCCTGGGGCCGAGATTGTGGCAGTTGCAGTTTCCCGTTGAGCGTGGGTGCTCTGGGGTTGTCGCTGTCGTTTTTCCATAGGGCCACGTCGTACTCGGTGCCGTTGATCGTCGCTTTGCCTTTGAGGATCGGAGCCTTGGCGTTGCTGCCGTCACTCTTCCACAGGCTTATCTTCAGTTCGTTGTCGTAGCTCATAGGATCTCCAGAATGGTGGTGGTTAGCGCTGACGTGATGACAGCAATGACAATGACGATGGCAGAGTCTTTCAGATTCATGCCAAATAAGCCCTCTGTGGGCGTTATTTCGACGCTCTCCGGCGTTTTCTTCACTAGGGAGGGTGTTGGTATAGGGTCAGCAATCTCCAAGCCGATGTTGCGGGTTTTAATTATCTCAAACCTGCGGTGATCCTTCCTGCTGCGTTCAACGTAACCTCTTTGGCAAAGGTTGCTGATGGCGTAGCGTGTTTGCTTTGGCTTCATTTCTGAACCTCTGGCGATCAGCTGCTGCCTGATGCCGTGATAGGCCATTGGGCCATGCTCTTCAAGGATTTCGTAGATGTCTCTACTAAAGCCGAGTCTTGGTTTTCTCATTTGGGATTCTCCACTTTTCTGATTGCTGAACGGATGTTGCTAGGAAGCTCTGCCCACACCGCTAGTTTCATGTCACTGTCTTTGCGTAATTCATCGAGCAGTTCTTTCATGCCTGCGTGATCTTCGGCGGAAGTGGCTTCGGTTAGAAGGGAAATATAACTAGTTCGTTTTCCCTCATCGACCTTGATGCCCTCCTCTTGGATGACAGTCTTGGTGACTGACTGGGGTTTGCGTCCCGTTGAATGCTTTGCAGCGGCGTTGCCATCGTCGTCTTCGTCTGCGGCGATCCCCAGCGCCATGGAAAGCGAATACCTTTTTGCGTAGGTCATCCCACTGCCGAAGCCTTGCGCGTTTTGCTTGTCGGCTACAACAGGCACAGGCCCAGTTCGCAGCATGTCGTTATACCCATAGAACACCGTTTCGATATGAGTCACGCCGTCGATTTGCACAGCTTCTTGTAAGAATGCGATGCCGTTGGCGTTGAGCGCTGGTTTTACAGCGTCGATCACACTCTTGAGCGAGGCGAACTTGCTCTTAAAGTGTGGGTTGGTTTGGTCAAATGCCGCATGGGTCATCTGTGACTGCGCCTTCACAAGTGCGCTAATCAAGGTTTGTTTTGATTCCATCCATCAAATCCTTTAGTTGGGTTTTAAGGTACTCGTGACGCTCTACCGAGTTTCTTGGTAAATCACAGTTGCGGATGTTGTCCACAACCTGTGAAATGGGGGTGGGTACCAGTTCATCGTCTGGCCCATCGGTCATTAGTTCAGATTTAACGCGACCCATGAGGAACCTCCGTCACGCAGCCAATCTGATAGCCACGATGGTAGATGAACCACTGGCCCGATTCGTTGCAGTCCCAGATGTCGGCAGAGACATAAGCACCGTTCTGATATTCACGGATCTCCCAATGGAAGTTTTCAGCCCACCACTTTTGAAGGTCTGCCATGTCTGCTCGGCTTTCACTAACCAACCCGTTCTCAAAGGTCTGGTAGTCGTCCATGCCGTACCAGTGCAGGTTAAAGTTAACGTGGTTGTTTTTAGGTTTGCCAAGATCGCAGTGAGGGCAAAGGATGAAGCCTCTGCCAGAGTCTCGGAAGTCCACCATGTCTGACTTGCAGGTTGGGCAGGTGGCTTGGTCTATGTCATCGCCCCAAAGTCTTTGGAACTCTGGGTCAGATTCGATTGGTCTATCAGGTACTAGCATGATTCCCCCTTGAAGTACGTTTCCATCAAAAATTCAACGTTTTCTATTACAACCTCCGCTCGGCGCATCCGATCAATAACAAAGACCGGCGCTTCAACGTAGTAAACAAGGCCGCAATCCCTGCAACTAGCGTTACCGCTCAACTGTCCACCCTCTTGTGACCAAACCTCGCCATCTTTGGCGAAACCCTCTATGTCTTCGAGGCATTCAAAGCAATACTTGCCAACCAAACTTTTGTAATCAGATTCCATCAATCCTCCTTGGGCCGCTTACGCGGCAAGCTCTGGTCGTTTCCATTCAAGCTCTGCGATCACCTCTTTCTTGGTGCCGCGTCCGCTCACGATGCGAGTGCCGTTCTCGGTAGCAACCCATCCGCTTCCGCTTTTGCGTACAACGATGTCCTCTGCGCCTTTGACTACCCACTCAGCAGCTTCGTTTCCAAAGCCGTTACCAGCCCAGAATGCGTCTGCTTTTTTAGTAAGTTTGATCATCACGTTCTCCGTTGTTGTTGAAGCCATAATAAACTATCGGTGTATACATGCAAGCACTAATGCAAACTTTTTTTGTATTATTGTTCTTGCAAACTGCTGGTGTATCTGTACTGTGGACGGAATGGAAACAGAAGCATTCAAAAGAGTCGTCGAGATTGTTGGGTCAAAGGCTGAGATCGCCCGACAGTGTGGGGTCAGCGGACAACATATTCAGAAATGGAAAAGCCAAGTTCCGGCTGTCCATGTGATAAAGTTGGAAAAGTTGACAGGTGGAGCGGTTCGACGCGAAGAATTGCGACCAGATGTTTTCTACGATTAGCGGTCAGTCCCTCCTTCCCTCCTCCCTCCCCTGTTGTTGTGAGGGGCTGGCCCTTTTTATTTGCTCCACTTCGGTGGCAGAGGCTTGTACGGAAAAGCGTACGGGTGCGGGTGGTTGACCCGTTGAGCAGAACGACCAAAAGACAATTTGTTTGAAGCTGGGCGCTGTAGTAGGGAGCGCCAAATGGAACACTCGTTAATGGTGGCATAAAAACCCTCTCCCCCGTTTTAATATGGGCAGAGAGGTGGGCAGCGTTTGAGCCAGCGCAGAAATGGTTGAGTGGAAATACAGCCTAACGATACAAACAAATCAAGTATGGGCCACCAAACCCCTACTAAATGTCATCTGTGGGAGAGAGAAAATGGATAGAATGGATCTGATCCTTGACCGGCTCAGTCAGCGTATAACCGAGTGGGAGGGGGCGAGTAGGGAAGCAATTGAAGCAGAAACCAATTTTAAGAGCTTTGAAGCTAGCAGCCAGAAGGCGCACATGGATGCAGGGGCAAGCGCTGCTAAGGCGCAAACAGAAACCAGATCAAGCGGAGAGTGGGCCAACCACTACCGAACAGTCCAGCAAGCCAGTCTAAAGGCTGAGACACTGAAGAAAAAGATCATGCTAGGGCAACTGGCGTTTGATGCTGAACGAACCAAGCAAGCCAACCAGCGCCGTATCGTCTGATGGCTAAGAAACAAACTTCAGCAACGCTTCGCGCTAAAGCATTGAAGACGCTGCAAAAACTTGCAAGAATCAGCGCGGCTGACGACAATGGATACTGCAAGTGCGTTTCATGTGGCCGCTTAGACCACTACAAGAACATGGACGGCGGACACTTTATCCCGAAGGGTTCATCGAGTAGATGGGCGTTAGAGGAGCAAAATGTGCACGCCCAGTGTAAGGGCTGCAACGGCTTCGGCATGAAGCATGGCAGCGCAGAAGCGCAGTACACGATCTGGATGTTAGACTGGTACGGGAAGGAAGCAGTGGAGTACATGCTGGCGACCAAGAAAGACCCCGTGAAGTATTACGCTGCCGACTATCGAGAAATGATAGAAGACTGGGGCCAGCAGATCATGGCCCATGAAAGACGCTTGGGGGAGCGTGGCAGATGAGACCCCCCAGGGTTGTAGCGCAAGACATGGTGAAGGCTATGGACGCAGCAGCCAAACAGGTCTGGGACTCTGAACCAAAGAATGAATCGCATGAGAAGCTGAAGGCATTGGTTTTTTTCCATGTCTGCAATTCATACGCAAGGCGAGGGGGCTATGGCAAGACCGATCCTACCGACTGATCCAGAGGTATTCGCAGTAGAGTTTGAGGCATTGGGCGCGACCAATATGGCGGCCAAGTACAACGTCTCGGTCAGAAACGTGTTTGCTAAACGCAAGCGGGTGGAGGGGATGTTGGGCAGGACTCTCAACGTCCCTGCGCACCTATCCAAGACCAACGGGCCGAGAAAGGCAGTTCGTCAGACGCTTACCATCAAGAAAGACAAAACCTTCTTGATTGGTTCAGACGCCCACTACGAGGCCAACACCGTAACCACTGCCCACCTTGCCTTTGTTGAATTAGCCAAGCAACTCCAGCCAGATGTCATCGTCTTGAATGGTGATCTGATGGATGGCGCGAGCATCAGCCGCCACGCCCCACTGGGGTGGGAGGAAAAGCCAACAGTAGAGCAAGAGCTAAGCACTGTAACGCAGAGGCTTTCAGAGATTGAGAAGGCAGCGCCTAACGCAGGAGCGGTTCTGGACAATGGGCAACCACGACCAGCGCTTTGATATGTCACTGGCGCAGAACGCGGCGATGTTTCAGGGAGTCCCAGGGTTTCAGCCTGAAAGACCATTTTCCTAGTTGGACGTTTTGCATGTCCCTATGGGTAGAGGGCGCAGAGAAAGCCGATCATGATAAAGCATAGGTTCAATGGCGGGGATCCACGCAGGCTACAACAACGCCCTCAAATCTGGCGTTCACATGGTCACGGGGCCACACTCATCAGATGGAGTGCAAGAGTTGGTCTGATTACAACTCGCATCGCTATGGCGTTCAGTGTGGGACAATGGCCGATCCGCACCAGCCGACCTTCGACTATGCCGAGGACACGCCAAAGAATTGGGTGTCAGGCTTTGTTGTCCTGACTGTCCGTGATAACTTCCTGCTAACGCCAGAGTTCGTGAAGGTTCACAAGCCAGCTGAATACGAGTGGCGCGGCGAGATCCACCGAGTAGATTACGAATGATGCGTGAAATAGACGCCACCGAGTACATCATTGCCAACCAACTCAACTACCTGAGTGGGCGGGTGGTTCACTTGATTACGGAATACGGGGTCACGAAGGACATCCAAGTTCTGGAAGAGGCCTGCCGTGACTTGGCGACCTTGGTTCAGCGCGAGCGCTTTATAGAGGAGAGGTTTGGTGCCGACAGTTCTGATTGAGGATCTACCCAACAACTGTCAGGTGACAGTCATCGTCTCAGACCTCTACGAAGAGGAGCCAGACCCCAACCATCCAGCAGAGATGCCAGAGGGCCAGGATAGGGAGAATATCTGGCTGGTTAGCAAGGCTGGTCAAACTCCATAACGATCCGGCCAATCTCTGCAACCAGGGGTGGAACTACGGCGTTTCCGAGGGCTTTAAGTCTGTGTGACCGATTGGGAACCCCATTAGCCACTCGACCCACGTTGGGTTCAGGGAGCCAGATTGGGGCGGTTTGTTGTCCTCTTGTGTCGCCACTGATGTCAGGGTTGGCGTGTTCCGGTTGTATTCCGATGGGTACGCCCCCTCTTTGCTGTTGTGAGCTGTTGGTGTGGGGTACAATTTCACCATCGAGCCTAGGTCTTTTTGGATGGTTGCGCCGCTGGGACGCCTTTCCCCTTTCATCGCTTTGATCGCCATATTTACCGACGATCCTCTCTCCCCCAAACCCGCGTTCGGAGTCGGCCACCAACTGCCCGGGTCTTTCTGCATCGAAGGGGACATCTGGTTTGCTGTTGCTGTTGGAGTGTGCAACAACCCAGACTCTGTCTCGCCTATGGTGGGCGTCGACGGCACAAGCTGGAAGTACAAACGTCCAGCAGGTGTAGCCTTCCCCTTCCAAGTCAGATAGCACTTTGTCGAGTTCCATCGGGATGATTCCAGAAACATTCTCGCCAATGACCCATCTGGGAGCCACTTCGCGTATGACGCGCAGCATTTCCGGCCAGAGTGCTCTGTCATCTTCTGCGCCGAGTTGCTTCCCGGCAACACTGAATGGCTGACAAGGGAATCCCCCGCAAACAAGGTCAACTGTTCCTCGGTACTCATATCCGTTCAACTCCGTGATGTCTGAATGTATAGGGAGGGTGGGCCAATGCTGGGCCAGTATCTTTTGGCAGAAAGGGTTTTGCTCGCAGAAGGCGACAGTTTCCATACCTGCTGATTCTAGCCCAATGGAGAATCCGCCAATGCCAGAGAATAGATCAAGGACGCGCACAAGTAAGTTCCAGATTTAGGTAGTTTGTATGGACTCCATCGCACACTCTCTCAATGTACTGCTGTTCCTCCATCACTTCGTTTTCATAGTCGTTCTGACCGGCAGCAAAGAAGCCGACGATCAAAAGCAGGGCGAGTGGGTAGCGTAGTTTCATGGTATCCCCTTGGGCCGCTTACGCGGCCTCTTGTGTTGCGTGGTCTAAGATCTCGTCCACATCAACTTGACGAAGCCAAGTAATGACGATGTCATGTAGTAGGCTGCCCCATATTGCGCCACGGAGATTTGGGTCAGATTTTGGCATCTCGCGCAGCGTCATTTCTTTTAGCAGATCGTATATAGATTCGCAGTTAAGGTTGCCGTTCTGTCTCAGCATTTTTAACTTGCCACTGTTATCAAGCCACCATGCAGCCTGCCAAGTTTCGTAGTTTCTCCAACCTTCGTATAGCATGTCCGTTCCTCGTTGTTGATGGGGTTATTGTACACCAAAGGTTTACACATACAACAGGGGGGAGGGCGAAAAAGTTGCCTTTTTTGTAAAAAAGACGGGTATAATTCCCACCTAGCACATAATGAACACCGAAACAAGGATCGCAAATGGGTTTATTAAAGCGCTTTGCATACCTAGACAGTGGAACGCTTGGAAAGCTAAGCATAGGCGACTGGTCGTGCTACACGATTGAAAGACCGTGGAAGGATAACCAGCCAAACGTATCCTGTATTCCCGAAGGGACGTATGCCTGCCAGCCATTCAGCGGGACGCGGTTCAAAGACGTTATTCAGGTGATGGATGTGCCAGACCGCACGTTTATCCTCCTTCATGTTGCAAATTTCCCACACGACGTGGAGGGCTGTATCGGTGTTGGGGATCGCTTTGTGTCAGATGCGCTAGAGCCTGCTGTTTACAACTCCAAGAAGACGCTGCAAAAGCTGATGGAGATATTCAACGGACACGAAGAGCGAATGACCCTGAAGATCACGGGTGTGAGGGCTGAAGTATGAAGTGGGACGCGATCAAAGGTTTAGTGGGCGCAGTAGCACCGACCATAGGAAGCGCCATAGGAGGCCCAGTAGGGGCCGGAGCGGGGAAAATACTCGCACAGGTACTTGGGGTACCAGCAGAGCCACAAGCCGTTCAGAAGGCGCTCAGTGAAGCCTCACCGGAACAATTGGCAGAGATCAAGAAAGCCGATCTTGCCTACAAAACCCGTCTTGCAGAGTTAGAGGTGGATATCTTCGAGCTTGAGACTGCCGACATCCAAGACGCCAGAAAGAGTGGCGACTGGACGCCCAAGGTTCTCGCATTGTTAGCCTTCCTGTTCTTCGGTGGGTATGTGACCCTTGTTACCGTTCAACCGCCAGATGCCAACTCAGAAGCGGTGATAAACCTTGTCCTAGGATACCTGGGAGGGGTGGTATCAGCGGTGGTGTCATTCTATTTCGGCGCAAGCCACAAGGCAGACAAGTGAGCAGACCCTTGATTGAAATAGACTGGGATCAGGTTGATGAGATGTGCCGCATCCACTGTACGGGGGAGGAGCAGGCAGCGGTTCTAGGTATCGACTATGACACCCTGAATAGAGCCTGTAAGAGAGAGCAGGGGCTAAGTTTTACGGAGTATTTCAAACAAAAGAGCGCATCAGGGAAAATGAGCCTAAGACGTAGGCAATACACCAAGGCGATGGACGGTGACAACACTCAGTTGATATGGCTCGGCAAGAACTGGTTAGGACAGTCAGACCAGCCAGAAGTAGAAGCACAAGACCTGCCACCAATCGTTATCGAGAGGGCGGGTGAGGCTCACTAAGCCACAAGATGACATCTTCTTCAGTGACTCACGGTTCAGGGCGGTGGTCGCTGGTAGACGATTTGGGAAGACGTTTCTGTCTACCCATGAGCTTCTTCGTGCTGCCCTAGAAGGCAAGAACAGGAACTGCTGGTATGTCGCGCCGACCTACAAGGCTGCAAAAGAGATAGCCTGGGACATGCTGAACGAGGCTTTGCCTGCTGGGTATATCAGTAAGCGGAACGAAACCGCACTATCGCTGACGCTGAAGAATGGTTCTACCATATCCCTCAAAGGGGCAGAGAAGCCTGACAACCTCAGAGGGAGGGCGTTGGACTTTGTTGTTCTGGACGAGTTCGCAGATATGCGGAAAGAAGCGTGGTACGAAGTGCTGCGGCCCAGTCTGTCGGATCGTCATTCTGGAGATAATCCGACGCGGGCACTGTTCATTGGAACACCAAAGGGGCGCAACCATTTCTATGACATCTGGACGCGAGGCGTCGATGAGGAGGAGGGCTGGGAAGCCTTCCAGTATACGACCATCGAGGGCGGTAATGTTGATGAAGCTGAGATCGAGGCAGCGCGGAATGACCTAGACGAAAGGACATTCAGCCAAGAGTATCAAGCCAAGTTCGTTAACTACTCCGGCATCATCTACTACGCATTCAGCCGAGAAGAGAGCGTGCGGAAGGGTTACATGAACGACCAGCTACATATCGGCATGGACTTTAACCTAGACCCTATGAGCGCAGCTGTGTGCGTGAGGGAAGCGGATACGATCCAAGTGATCGACGAGATCGTTATTTATGGATCGAACACCGATGAGATGGTGGACGAGATCAAGCAACGGTATGGTGACAGGCAAATCACTATCTACCCTGACCCAGCTAGTAAACAACGTAAGACCAGCGCGGGAGGGAGGACAGACCTATCAATCCTCCAGAACGCAGGGTTTGCGGTAAAGGTGCGGAACAGTCACCCAGCAATCAGGGACAGAATCAACAGCGTGAACAGCAGGCTACGCTCCACCAGTGGGGTGCGGTCTTTGTTTATTGACCCCAAGTGCAAGCAGACCATCGCTTCCCTTGAACGACAGACCTACAAGGAAGGCACTAGCCAACCCAACAAAGATGACGGCTATGACCACATGAATGACGCGCTAGGGTATTTGGTCGAGTACCTATACCCGATTCGTAAGCAAAGAGAAATTGAACAACCAACGAGGTGGAGCTAGTGGCATCTAACATCGAATATCAGCATCCGGACTACGACGCCAGTGAGAATAGGTGGGAGCTTTATGTTCGCTCATACCTTGGGGGTGAGGAGTATCAGGCAGGCAACTACCTGACTGGCTACTTGAACGAGTCAGAGAACGAGTATGCCCGACGCATACAGTTGACCCCGATTGATAACCACTGCCGCAACGTGGTGCATATCTACAGTTCGTTCCTGTGGCGCACTCCCCCTGTTCGCGTGTTCAACTCTTTAGCAGGCAACCCAGCGCTAGAGGCGATGATAAGAGATGCCGACTTGGACGGCGCAAGCCTCAACAGTTTTATGAAGCAGGCCCAGATATGGTCATCGGTTTATGGTCACGTCTGGATTCTTGTGGACAAGCCAGAGTCCAACGCGCAGACGAGAGCGGAGGAGCTAGACCAAGACATACGGCCCTATCTGTCGCTGTTTACCCCTGAAAACGTCTTCGACTGGAAGTGGGAGCGCACGCCCTCTGGACGCTTTGAACTCACCTACCTGAAGCTCAGGGAAGCGGTAGACCGTGAGAACGCCACAACCAAGGTGAGTTACTACCGCATCTGGCGCAAAGGACACGATCCAGCAGTGGAAGTCTGACGGCGACAAGGAGCAGATGGTTAGCGAGATCGACAACCCACTGGGCAAGATTCCAGCGGTCTATCTACCGGCCCAACGCAGTGTGACCCGTGGTGTGGGGGTGAGTGACCTGTCAGACATCGCCTACATGCAGAAGGCTATCTATAGCGAGCTTTCAGAGATCGAGCAGCTAATCAGGATCAGCAACCACCCCTCTCTGGTTAAGACCTACGACACAGATGCGAGCGCGGGAGCGGGTTCTGTTATCAACGTGCCAGATGACGCAGGCAGATACGATGGCTCCATTCCTGCTTGCAACCTTCTGGTCAAAACATCGACAGCATCAGGGAGTCCATCAAAGACAAGGTGGAAGCTATCAACCGCATGGCCCAGATGGGCGCTGTACGCGGAACAGATGCGAAGACGATGTCAGGCATTGCCATGCAGACCGAGTTCCAAATGCTCAACGCTAAGCTGTCAGAGAAAGCCGACCTGCTGGAGTTAGCCGAGGAACATATGTGGACGTACTTCTGCAACTGGCTAGACGTAACGCCAGACGTTGAGGTGTTCTATCCTGATTCCTTCGACATCCGCGACTACGACAAAGAGCTTGAGTTCTTGCAGAAGATGAAAGCCAGCGGCGTGAGGTCAGTGACATTAGCGCAAGAGCTAGACAAGCAGATAGCCGACCTCGCCCTTGATGATGACAAGTTGGCGCAATCCCATGTGGAGATTGAGGGATCAGCGCAGGTTCTAGGGCAGTTCCCAGTGGTGGATAACAACCAGTAATGGCGGCACCTGATGACTACGCAGAGTTCCTAGAGCGCCTAGCTTTACAGCATCAGCTTCGATTGGCCGATGCTCTGCAAACGCTAGAAGGCCGTCTTGCTGGTTATATGCAAACCGCGCCTGCTACGGATGGCGAATTGTTTGATATGGAGTGGGCTTTATCCGCTCGCTCAGAGATCAGGCAAGCGATGGAGGAAGAGTATCTCGCGGAGGTGCAAGATATCCTTGGTGACTATCAAGAGGTGGCTCAACAGCAGCTGGACATGCTCAACACCTTTGGGCAGTTCACCAGAGTCCCGCCAGAAGTCATCTCAGGGCTACAACGGCAGTCCTTCCAAGGGTTTGAGGCGTTAGCCTCACAGCAGCTAGATGTCCTATCCAATGGAGTTTATCAGGCATCACTCACCGGCAGAGGCAAAGCCGACTTCATCGAGCAACTGAGAGGGAGTATCAATGGAATCTATCAAGCAAGCGATCAAGCGGAAATTCAAGAACTGGTGGAAGTGGCTCAAAACGCAACTGGAGCCAGACAACAGGCGGCGATTGATCGACTCCATAGAGTTTATGCTGCTGACCGCTTGGGCAATAACCTTCGGCGTTATGCGTCACTTTATGCAGTGGATTCGCTCAATCAATTTTCCTCGACGTTAACTATCACAACCGCTAATGAGCAAGGCATTGACCGCTTTGAATACTACGGTGACCTCATACTAGATAGCCGTCAGTTCTGCCGAGATCACATAGACAAGGTCTATAACAGAGCGCAGATCAAGAAGATCTGGAAGGGAGAGTGGGCAGGCAAGGCTCCAGGTGATCCGTTCATCGTGAGGGGTGGGTACAACTGCCGCCATCAATGGCTACCAATCGTAGAGGAATAACTATGTCCAAAGAATTAGACCGCGCCAAGAATCTGGTCGCTAGACGGCCAATCCCACCAGCTATCCGCGAACTGTTGGAGCCGTTAGCAGCGGCGGCACCAGAGGAAGAGAAGCTGGAGTTTGAAGACCTATATGGAATCGTGAACGTGCTGCTCCCCCTCCCCAAGAAGACTAGGAAGAAAAAAGATGCCGAGCCATTACGGACACAGCAAGACGAAGAAGAAAAAGAAGAAGCCAATGAGCAGCCGAAAGAGGACTAATAGAAATTAACCGCCAGCTATTGACATCCCTGTGAAGCTGGTATAATGCCCCCACTCGAAAGAGGTTCGTACATGAGCGAAGAAGTCATGGTTGAAAGCACTGAAACTGAACCAGTGCAGGATACGGAAGTTCAGGAAAGCAAGACGTTTACCCAAGAGGAGCTTGATCGCATTGTTGCTGATCGAATCCAGAGGGAGAGGCGAAAGCTAGACAAGAAGCTGGAAGGTATCGACATCGAGGAAGCTCGCCAACTCATGCTTGAGCGTGAACAGGCGCAGATTGAACGCCAAAAGGAAAAAGGCGAGTTCGAGCAGGTACTGAAGCAGACTGTCGAAAAGAAGGATCTGGAGCTTGCCGCTATGCGAGCCGCGTTAGAAACCACCAAGATAGACGGTGCGTTACTGACGGCAGCTAGCAAGCACAACGCTGTAGGACTCTCAACAGGTATCGCAGTTGCTGCGGAATCGTGTAAAACTCTCCGACGATGGTTCGGTTGAAGTCTTAGACGATAACGGCGCAGTCAGATACAACGACAAAGCCGACCCCCTCTCAGTTGATGAGTTGGTGGGTGACTTTCTTACGGCTAACCCGCATTTTGTCAGAGCCTCCCAAGGTGGCGCTGGCACTCAGGGAATGGCTGGTGGCTCCACGCAGAAGCCTATATCTGTGGCTGACATGGTAGAAAACTGGAACGACGGAGGGCGAGAAGCCTTTGCCGCGTTAAAGAAGAAAGCCAAATAAACCACTTTTGATATAGGACTACTAATATGGCTGCTACAACTAGCACAACCCTTGACGACCTGTTTGCGAACATCATCGCTCAGGCACGATTCACCGCTGAAGAAGAATCCCTAATGATGGGATTGGTGACTCAGTACAACATCGGCGACGAAGCCGGCAAGACGATTCAGGTGCCAAAGTACCCTGCAATCACTGCCGCTGACCTAACCGAAGGCACCGACCTGACCAGCACGACTGTTTCTACTTCCTCTGTTGACATCACCGTTGGTGAAGTTGGCGCACAGGTAGTATTGACCGACCTGGCTGCTATGGGTGCTGGCAACCCTGCTGAAGAGTTGGGAACGGTACTGGGTAACGCTATCGCCACCAAGATGGACGCAGACCTGATCGCTTTGTTCGATGGGTTCAGCACTTCCTTCGGCGCTGCCGCTCAAGAGATCACTGTTGCTGATCTGTTCAAGGCTGCTGCTACCTTGCGTAACAACAAGGCACAAGGCGACATCTTCGCGGTTGTAAACCCTTTCCAAGCGTATCAACTGAAAGCCAACCTAACCAATACCTTCGCTAACCCCAACGGTGGTGACGCGCAGAACACGGCTATGGTTAACGCTTACGTTGGAACCATCGCTGGAATCGACATCTATGAGTCATCCAATGTGACTGTAGACGGTTCTGGTGACGCGAAAGGCGCTGTCTTCTCACGCGAGGCTTTGGCTATCGCTATGAAGCGCGACTTCCAGATCGAAGCGCAACGAGACGCATCGCTACGGGCCTTCGAGCTTAACGCTACCGCCATTTATGGTGTGGGCGAGCTTGATGACACCTATGGCTGCGAGATGTTGTTCGACGCTAGCATCTAGAGCGTTTGGATGGCCCTGCCCCTATCTCTCCTTTGGGGTGGGGCCGTCCCTTTTTTGGAGGTTCTATTGGCTATAACTTACCGAGGCGAGCGGTTCGAGGGTTACAACAAACCCAAGCGCACACCCTAAGCACCCAGAGAAAAGCCATGCAGTATTGGCAAAGGAAGGCGACAAGGTTCGTCTGATCCGCTTTGGGCTACAAGGTGCGAGACAATAAGCCCCCTCGCAAGGGTGAGAGTGAGGCAGACAAGGCCAAGCGTAGATCGTTCAAGGCTAGGTTCGCCAAGCAGATAGCAGCAGGGCGCAAAGACAAAACAGCATCAGCCGCGTATTGGGCTGACAAGGTGAAGTGGTAATGGCATTTTCTCAAGACTCCGATCTGGTAGCCCTTGTCCCTGACATCTTGGACTTCGGCATCACATCCTTTGCGACTGAACACACGAAAGCGCAAACAGATTTAACCCGTACCATCCGAAACGAGTGGTGGTACAAGAAGCAGATCCCAGGGGAGATGAACCCCGCTTATCTGACAGATTCCCAGTGGACTCGCTGCAATGCCTACTTGGTGTTGTGGAAGTTCGCCCTCCCCCAGCTAACCAACTGGGTTCAAGATGACCGCTTTCTCAACATGATTAACTTCTACCAGCAGCGCTACCAAGAAGAACTGGTGGCGGTGTTTGCTGATGGTGTTGAGTATGACGACGACGCAAGCGGCACCATTGAAGATGATGAGAAGGGCATTGTCGCTTATGGGCGACTCACACGATGAGCATTGGCCTGAAGATCAGCATAAACCCCAAGGATCTAAAGGGGTTGACTGAGAAAAAGCGCCAAGAGATTCAGCGCAGGATCTCCCCTGCCATTGATAAGACGGCAACCCTAGGCGAGCAGATAATTCTGGGGCGTACCAAGAAAGGAGTCGGCATTGATGGCCCCTTCAAGCCTGTACTCCCCTGCCTATGTTGAGTTCCGGCGCACAAAGCTCCGCAAAGAGACCCCCAACTTGGTCAACCTTAATGCAACTGGGGACATGTTGCGCTCTGTACAGGTGGAGGGGAGCAAAGGCGGCAGGGTGGCTAGTATCTACCTTGTTGGTCAGTTCAACGCTCAGAAGGCTTACTGGACGGACAGACAGCGTCCTTGGTGGGGCTTCAACAACCAAGAAGAGTCACGCATGGCTAAGTTATTCCGTAAGGAGCTTCTGCGATGAGTGTGAGAGAGAACATAGCCGCAAACTTGGTGACAGCGCTACAAGCCGTAACTACCCCAGTTACCATCAAGTTTGTTACTCGGGAGCCATTCGACTTTGACAAGTTAAGCAATGCCCAATATCCCGCGGTCTTGGTTAGGACTACCAGCGAGGACAGAGGTGACTCCACATTGGGTGGAGCGGCAGCACAACGCTTGGCAACGATTGACTATCAACTTGTCTGCTATGTGAAGGGGACAGGCTTAGACCAAGCAAGGAATAACATCGTCGAGGCTATAGAAGAAAAGCTAGACGAGGACAGATCGCGTGGTGGCAATGCTATTGATACACAGATCATTAGCGTAGACACCGATGACGGCAGTATTGCCCCAGTGGGTGGGGTGATTATAACGGTACGCATCGAGTACCAATACACTAGAGGCACAACCTAAGAGGTGAAGCATGGCAACGACTAAAGGCTCAAGCGGCGTAGTCAAATTGGCGGTAAGCGGCGGCACTGTCGCTGCTATGGGTGAGATTCGTAGTTTCACCTTGGATGAAACGGCAGACACGATTGAAGATTCTGTGATGGGCGATACCGCCCGCACTTATGTTTCTTCGTTGACCACTGCCACTCTCTCCGTGGACGTTTACTGGGACGATGCTGACGCAGTCCAGCTAGTAATGGATGCGGCGGCAGACCTTGATTGGGAACTGTACCCAACGGGAACAGGCACTGGCGAGAAGTATTACAGTGGCTCTGGAATCCTGACGAGCAAGTCATTGACTGCCTCGTTTGATGGTATGGTTGAGGGTAGTTTCGCTCTGCAAGTATCTGGAGCGGTTACCGAAGCCACTGCATAAAGGAATCCCCTGATGGGTTTAGCTAAAGACTTACGAAACAGAAGAAAAGTGAATGCTCGAAAGATCGAGGTAGAGGCATGGGCTGATCCAGATGGACAGCCTTTTGCCATTTACTGCTTCCCGATCACTTGTTTTGACATGAACGAGATGCAGAAAAAGCACCCGAAGTTCATGGAAGGTATGACCATCGCATCAATGGTTGATTTGATTGTCTTGAAAGCCTGTGACGAGTCTGGAGACAGACTGTTTTCCTCGGGTGATGACAAGCACGACCTGATGGGTGAGGAGAGTTCAATCATCACAGACATAGCGGCAAGAATGTTCTCTGCCGTTCAGACTGTAGAGGATCACGAAAAAAACTAAGAGCCGGTTCGTTGAGGTTTAACCTAGTTGCCTTGGCGGATCGGCTGCATATGAGCATCGGAGAGGCCGAGCAGATGCCGTTGTCAGAGTTCAACGAGTGGATGGCCTACTTTAACTTGATAGGTACAGACGATGGCAAATGAAGCGGTAAGAATCCCGATAGAGGCGGTGGATAACACCAAGGCCGCTTTCAACTCTGTCAACGCTAACCTTAACAAGACCGCAAAGAATGCCAAGGTAGTCACTGGTTCCTTCGGCAGATTCCGCGGCGCATCTCAGCAACTTGGTTTCCAGATACAGGACGTTGCCGTCCAACTTCAAAGTGGTACAGCTGCGACTACAGTTTTCGCACAACAAGGCTCGCAGATTGCCTCCATCTTTGGGCCTGCCGGTGCCGTAGTGGGTGCTCTGATCGCCGTTGGCGCTGCGGTTGCTGGGCCTCTGATTCGGTCATTGTTAGGCGGAACCAACGCTCTAGAAGAGATGGGCGAGGCTGCCGATAACGTAGCGACATCACTAGCAAACATGACCGCCACGCAGCTGATTCAAGCACAAAGGCAGAATGCTCAGGCAGTGGTTGATGCGCAGAACGTTATAACCGAAGCAACAGAGAGGCTCGCACAAGCAGAAGCAAAAAGGGCCGCTGCTCAGTCGAGCGTGTTTTCCAATCTTCGGTCATATCAACAAAGCATTGAAGACCAGAACCAAGCAATAGAAGAAGAAAAGGGCGATAATTGAAGAAGCCACAATCGTCATTGAGAAGGTTGAGAAGGCAAATAACAAGTTCGCGGAGTCTCAGGAAAAAGGTAGCCAACAAGACCAAAGAAACAGAAGACCCGTTGGTAGCGTTCAATGAGCGTATGCGCGACCAGCTAGCAACCATGTCGATGAACAATGAGCAGACTGCAACCTACAACGCCTTGAAAGATGGGACGATCACGGCTTTGGAGCGGGAGGCGATTCAGTTAGGCGCAGCAAAGGATGCTCTCACTTCGTACAACGAAGAAAAGAAACGAGCAGAACAGCTAGACAAGGAAATACTGAGCGGCGAACAGGCTGCTAGCGCAATGTTTGGGGCGATGGATATTGACCGCCTAAAAGCTATTAAGAAGGAGCGCAAAGAAAAAGAGGACGCCAAGAATGCTGTTCTTGGAAATTTAGATCAGCAGTTAGAGGCATCTGCCCAGAACAGTAAGAAGATGTTTGCTGTTAACAAGGCTTTCCGCATCGCTCAAGCCACCATGCAGACCTACGAGGCGGCCACTAAAGCCTTGGCTGCATTCCCTCCCCCTTTTGGTCAGTTAGCGGCTGTAGCTACAGTCGGATTCGGTCTAAGCCAAGTGGCGGCTATTAAGTCCCAGAGTTTTGAGGGTGGGGGATTCACTGGAAGAGGTGCTAGGGCTGGCGGCTTAGATGGTAAGGGTGGCCGAATGGCTATGATCCACCCTAACGAAACAGTGATTGACCACACAAAGGGCGGTGCTAGTGGCATCACGATTATCAACAACGTAGACGCTAGAGGATCAGGCGCTGACGTAGACCAAAGAATCAAATCTGCTATGGCCCAGACCTCACAACAGACTATAATGACCATCCAAGATTTGATGCGCCGTGGGAGGTTTGCATAGATGACTACCTTTACCTTCCCAAGTATCACCCCAACGACCTAACACGTTTGAGCTTGTTTCTAATACTCGCACGTTCCAGTCGCCCTTAACCTAACGCTGTCCAGACCACATCTCGCAAGGGTTCTCTCTGGCGAGCCAGCTTGCAGTTTAGAAACCTCTCAGGTGATGACCGCCAAGAGATGCAGGCGTTTCTGGTTAAGCTAAACGGACAAGAGCATCGGTTCACCTTGCACGATCATTCCTTCACGCGAAGGGGTGCGGGGGGTGGAAACCTAGTGGTAAACGGTGGTAGCCAATCGGGTACCAGTCTGGTCTGTGATGGTGCTACGGCTAACGTCGCTGGATACCTGAAGCCAGGGGACTACATCTCCTTTAACAACGAGCTTCACATGGTGGTTGCTCAGGCAGACTCGGATGCTTCTGGCAATGTCACGCTGAGCATCGCTCCGCCAATTCGCAAAACCCCACCCGATGACACGGTTGTTACCTATACATCGCCAGTGAAAGGCGTGTTTATGCTGGCAGGCCCAGCGTCATGGGATACCCAAGTGGACATAACCTCCACGTTCAACATCGAAGCGGTGGAGGACGTTCTGGCATGAGTCGAGGCTTTCCATCCAATGTCCTCGCGGCATTATCTGCTCAGCATGTTGCGCTGGTTACGTTTGCCAAATTGGAGTTTCCAAGCGGTACTTTGTATGTGCATAACTCAATCGGCACCTACACTTGGGGCGGTGAGGACTGGCTAGGTACTGGTGATCTGGGCGAAATCAGCGAGATTGAGGAAGGCGCTGATGTCAGCCCTTACAAAATCACTCTCTCCCTTAGTGGATTAGATCCAGACGTATCTGCCGCCGCTCTGACTGAAGACTACTACCTGCAACCTGTAACGGTTTACCTTGGCGTTTTAGATACCAGTGATGACCTGATTGCTGACCCCACGATTGTGTGGGAAGGCGCAATGGACCAGATGACCGTATCGGTGGGAGCGGAGAGTGGAGACGTGATCTCGCTAACCGCTGAGTCAGAGCTTGCTAGATTCAACAAGGCATCCAATCTGAAATATACCAACGCTCAGTTGCAAAAGGACTTTGCTGGCGATTTAGGCTTTGACCTAATGGCTGACATTGACGGGGCGAAGCTGAGATGGGGCGATGCCGCGTCTAACGCGATCATCGGAACGCCTAGACCTGGCACCTTCACGCCATTCGACCCCAACAACATCGACCCCAGCGATTTCGGCAACAACTTTAGATTTTGATGAGAGTCCACAACGCATTAAATAAGTGGAAGCGCCGAGAGTTTAGCTATGGCGATGCCGACTGCTGCCAGTTCGCGGCCTTCATCGTCAAAGAGCTAACCGGCAAAGATTATTCTGAGCGGTTCAAATACGACTCAGAGGCTCAGGCTGAAGTTTTAGTGGGAAGAGAGGGTGAGCTTGTGGATTTTATCGGCAGCATCTTGGGTGATGTCAGTTCTGACATAAAGGACGGCGACCCTTGCATTGTTGATATCCCGATGATTGGGCAGGTGTGCGGGGTTAAGCTGTCAGATCGCGTTGTTTGTCTGACCCAAAAAGGGATGGTTCAAATACCAGACCGATACTTGATAGCAGGATGGAGCGTATAGAATGCCACCAGTAGTTGCGCCAATTTTAGCAGCAGGGGCAGCCATCGCCGGCGCTGCTTCGGGCATCGCAATGAGTATTGGCATGGCTATCCCTTTCGTGGGCTTAACCGGAACGGCTGCGACTATTGCTGGCTTTGCTACGGTGTTTGGTGCTTCTGCCGCGCTCAAGGGCTTAATGCCCGATCTATCAATACCGCAAGCAGATAACGACAAGACCAGACAGCAGACAGTCAAAGGCACAATTGAAAGCCAGAAGATGGTCTATGGTGAAGCTCTGGTCTCTGGGCCTATCTTCTTCGTCGGCTTGGGCGGGACTGGCAATAAAGACCTTTATCACGCCATCGCTCTCACTGGGCATGAAGTGGAGGACATCACAGACGTTCACTTCGACCTAGAGGTTATAACAGACGCACAGATTAGCGGCACCAACGTAACCGCTGGAACCTACGGCCCAACATCTGATGACCCATTAGTCACCATCACCCAGATTAATCGACGGCTAGGCGCAAGCGACCAGACCTATGACACGTTGCTCCAGACCTTTGTGGGTGCAAACTGGAGCACAGCTCATAGGACTCGTGGGATTGCCACGATATCAACTAAGTGGACGCTGACCGACTCATCTCAGCAAGTGTGGGATAGAAAGAAGCCGCAGAACATCAAAGCCTTGGTCAAAGGCAAGAAAGACATTTACGACCCTCGACTTGATACGAGTGCGGGGGACAATCCTACCAATGCAACCTATCAGCAGTGGTCGGACAATCCCGCTCTGTGTGTGGCTAATTACCTGACCGATACCAAGTTTGGTCTGTCTATCCCAGCTAGCAAGATTGACTGGGCGGCGGTAGAGACTGCGGCGGATGCTTGTGATGTTACGGTAACGGTGCCCAACTCAGGGACGCAAAAGCGGTTCACTGCGAACGGCGTTTTGTTCGCAACAGACACTCACCGAGCGAACATCAACAAGCTGCTGTCTTCCATGAACGGCAGCCTAGTCTATTCCAACGGTATTTACACCATCAGGGCGGGAATCTATGAAGCCCCCACAGAGAGCCTCACGGAAGATGACCTCGCAGGGCCAATTAGCGTTAAGACTTCGGTGGAGCGCGGCCAGCGTTTTAATACAATCCGCCCGATTTTTATTGACCCCGCCCAGCACCATAAATCAGTCGAAGCTCCAGCGGTATTTATTACAGCGGCAGTTAGCCGAGATAATGACGAGGTTCTCACCAAAGACATAGAGCTACCGTTTACCAATAGTTCGTTCATGGCGCAGAGGATCGCGCACAAACAAGTTCAGATGTCAGACCAGCAAAAGGTGCTGACATTCCCTGCCAACCTGACAGGACTTCGAGTTGACGTTGGGGACAGAGTGTCTGTCACCGTTGAGGAACTGAACTACAGCAACAAGGTCTTCCGCTGCGCTAGCTGGTCGTTCTCTGATACTCAAGATGGGGTGGTCAACCTCACTCTCTTAGAGGATGACTCTGGGTCCTATGCCGACCCTGCTGCAAATGAATACAGCACAATTGAAGCGACTGGCGTTATCACTGAGGCGTTCCGTGGAGTACCTGACCCACAAAACCTATCGGCTACGGCAGGACTGAAGAACATTGAACTCAACTGGACTAACCCAGCAA